CTTTTTAAACCCACGGACAGAGCAGATTTTTTACATGCTATAGATCCAAATGTGATCATAAAAGTGGCAACCGTATTGAACAATGCTAATGCTGACTCAGTTGAGGATATTGTAAAAAACTAACCCGGGACAGAGACTTGTATGCTCAAGTCTCACTGGCTGACTATTTGAAATGTTCGATAGCAGACATTGAAAAAATGTCCCTTATAGAGTTTAAGACTTGGTTAGCATATTTTCAGGACCGCAAACAGGAACACGACAAGGAAATGAGGAAGCAAAGTGGCTACACGAGAACAAATAATACTAGAAGGCGTAAATAAAACCGACAAAGCCTTTCGTGGTGTTGATAAAAACATCAAAGGGCTTAACACAGGTTTTAGCACACTACAAAAAACACTTATAGGGGTTGGTGCTTCACTAGCCACTGGTGCATTCGCAAAAAGTATTATTACAACTTCAATGAGGTTTGAAGATTTACGAACCTCATTAAAATCGGTCACAGGGTCAGCACAAGAAGGTGCAGATGCATTTGCTTTCATCACCAAATTCTCAACACAAACACAATTCTCAGTTGAAGACTTATCCACAGCATTTATTACGTTAAAGGCTTCGGGCATTGAACCAACAAAAGAACTACTAACAACATTCACTGACACGGCGGCGATCACAACTGATCAAATAGGTACATTAGAAGCCATCACTGACTTGTTTGCTAGAACGGTATCGGGTGGTTTAGGATTAGAAGAACTCAACAGACTTGCTGATAGAGGTGTTCCGGTATTTAGGATACTTGAAGAACAACTTGGCTTAACTAGATTACAAATATCAGAGTTTGGTAAGACAGCAGAAGGTGCCGCAAAGATAACAGAGGCATTTTCAAAAGGTATCCAAGAAGAGTTTGGTGGTGCTACTCAAAACGTACTTGACAACTTATCAACCAAAGTATCTAACTTGGGTATTGCGGCCAACAATGCCAAAGACCAAATAGGTTCTGCAGGCTTAACAGGAGCATTAGGTGATGTTGTAGAAACAATGACCAATGCAATTATTAAGAATGAAGAATTCAATAAAACATTAGGTAAAGCACTAGGCACCGTAGTTGGCAAATTCAATGATGCACTACTTGTTATGGGTCAAAACACAGACAAGGTTGCAATAGCAATGGGGGCCGTGGCAGGGCCAGCCATAGGTGGAGCATTGATACTAACACTTAATGGTATAAGAGGTGCATTCATTGCCTTAACAGGGGCAATGATGAGAAATCCATTTGGACTTATATTGGTAGCAGTATCAAGTTTGATCGGTGCCCTAAGTATGCAAAACGGATTAGGCAGAACATTGGCACAGGTAGGGGCTGTGTTTGATCACCTAGGAGAAATAATAGGCAAGTTCAGAAACTTCATAGCAGACAAGGTTGCTATGTCAGTTGATTTTGTGAAAGAAAAATTCTATAACTTTGTTGATTCATTGATTGATGCACACAACTTCATAGCAAGGATCATTCCTGGTATGCAAGAGTTTGACAAAGAAGCAAGAGGACTTGCAGTCACTATCGGAGGACCATTTGGAGATGCTTATGATTATGCATCAGAAAAAGCAGGTTCATTATTAGAAAAATTAAAAGAAACAGATGCTTATCAAACAGCAATTGGATTTGGTGTTGATCTAGGTCAAGTCATAACAGATGCTGGTAATGATTATGATGCGGCAATGAAAAAGATTGTTGAAGCAAACAAAATGTTAGAAGGTGCAATGGCACATAAAGATCCAATAATGATCATTGCTGAAAACAACAAAAAAGAAATAGAAGCCAACAAGATTAAAAATGAACAACTAGCAGAAGCCAACAAGATTAAGAATGAACAACTAGCAGAAGCAGAAGCCAAGGCGGCTAAAAAGAGATTGTTTATTGCTAGAGCATTGACACAACAAAAATTAGAATTTCATAGACTTGAAGCAGAAGGTGTTGCCAAGTTTGAAGAAAGAATGCGTAAGAAAGAACTATTCATCGCAGAACAAAATCACAAGAGAAAGATGGAGTTCCACAGATTAGAATCTGAAGGTGTTAAGAAGTTCAATGAAGAAAACATTTCTTACTTACAAGCATACACTGAAGGATTCAAAGGCCAAATAGGTGAACAAATGTCAGTATTGGATCAATTGAAAGAAGCAGGTGCCAATGCCTTCAACGGTATGGTAGACACACTGACTAACTTTGTTATGACAGGTAAGTTCAAGTTCAAAGACTTCGCCAATATGGTGATCAGAGATTTAATAAGGATAGCAGTTCAAGCCGCGGCAACATTTGCTATCAAGAAAGCACTAGCGATGTTTGGTGGTCCAATTGGAGGCTTCTTGGGAGGCTTCTTGGCAGATGGTGGACCAGCACAGGCTGGCAAACCATACATAGTTGGAGAAGAAGGACCGGAATTGTTTATACCAAATTCATCAGGCAAGGTTATACCAAATGATGAGATGACCAGCACGGGCACATCAAGCAGACCTGTACAGGTGAACTTCACCGTGAATGCAATTGATTCACAATCATTCACAGACACACTACAAACACAGAAAGATACCATTGTGGGTATCATTAATGAAGCAGTAATAGAACAAGGAAGGCCGGCGATAGCATAATGGCAGATTTTAATGACATACTAGGCAGTAATGCCACAAACATACAAGCAGTTGAACTTATATCATTTCAACCAACGGTGAGAACACAATCACTATCAGGTAGAAGCCAAGTGAGAACATTTGGTGGTCAATTGTTTTCAATGAAGATCACTATGCCACCTTTAGCGGAAGCAGATCTAAGAAAAGTTTATGGATTCCTCGTCAAACAAAAAGGTGGCTTTTCGTCATTTACAATAGCACCACACAATCTAACACAAGTGGGTGGCACACAAGGCACTACAGAAGCCATGGCCGCAGGCACTTACAGCATAGGTGCTACATCAGTCACAACCATAGATTCAAATGAATTTGCTGTAGGTGATGTGTTTAAGTTTTCAAATCACGACAAAACATACATGGTGACGGCTTGTAGTGGGTCAACACTTTCATTTGAACCAGGATTGCTCACACAAGTCACAGGAGGTCTTCTAGGCGACAAAATCAAATCCAAAGCAGATTATTTTATGACGGTGAGATTGGATGGGGATACATTTTCATACAAACAAGGTAACGAAGGTTTTGGTACAATAGAATTTGATGCAATAGAGGCAGTATAATGGCAAGATTCAGTAATAATGATTTATTCAATTCAAATCCTGCTACACCAGGTGAACTTCAAAAGACAGCAACACAAACCGTACATCTAATTGAACTACATTTTGATCCAGCAAATACGATTCCGGAGATTGAGAACATATATCTCACAGACAACTTCGTAGATATTTCATATGATTCATCAACAGCGCCTGACTCGGGTTCAAACAATTATTCATCAGTTGGTAATTTATTATCAATATCACCGGTGCAAGAATCCACACAACTAAGAGTCAATACACTTACAGCAACACTCAGTGGTGTAGACAATTCCATGATGCAGGATGTATTGCACTATGACATAGTCAACACAAGAGTGGTTATATACAGAGCATTTTTAAACAACAATAGTTTTAACACCAACAAGGTGTATATGATGTTTGATGGCATAATGAAAAGTTGGTCGATCAAAGAAGCCTCTGACACAGCAACCATATCGGCAAACATATCCACGCACTGGGCAAACTTTGAACAAAAAAGTGGCAGACAAACCAACACAACATCACAAAGCAACACAAGAAAATATGGTACCACGGCAACATTCTTTACTAAAGACAAAGGATTTGAATTTGCTTCAGCGATGATCAATGACATAGCGTGGGGACCAAAAGGAGATTACAGATGATGGGTTTAACAACACACATAAGACCAGCAATACCACAAGATATGCCACATTTGATTGGATTATCAGAATTAGAATACAATATGTTTGAACTGGATGAAGAGTTTTCACCAGAGATATGTGAGAGATACATATACATGATGATGAAAGACCCTGATGGTTGTGCTATAGTGCTTACAGACCATCAAAATATACCATTTGGTTATTTGGCAGGGTCATTAGACTTTTCACAAATGAATTCCAAACCTCAAGCCATAACACACCATTGGTTTGTCCATAATCCTCGTCAAGTTTATGGCAGACAGCAATACGGTCTGCAACTTATCAATACATTTGAAAGATGGGCCCAAACCAAAGGTGCAACAATGGCATTGGTAGGCATTGCGATGAATCCAGGACAAAGAAGAGCATATGACAGAGTATTTGGCAAAATAGGTTATGATGCCAATTGTGTATATTACAAGAAAAGGATATTATAATGGGCGGTGCCGCAAAGATAATTAAAAAGATCATATCAATACCTATCAAGATAGTACAGAGTGTTGTCAAACTGGCAACCAATGTGGTGTCAGGCTTTATGGGTTCATTTGGTATGAGTTTTGATGCACCTTCATATGATTCAGGCTCTGGATTTGAAGCAGAACAACAAGGTATCAAAGTCAACAAACAATCAAATGTAGCAGGTATTCCGGTGGTGTATGGCCAAAGAAAAGTTGGTGGAACCAGAGTGTTTGTGGGATCAGAAGGTGAAAAGAACAAGCACTTATATGTAATAATGGCCGTAGCAGAAGGTGAGATAGAAGGTTTCACTGGCCTATGGATCAATGATGAAAGACAAAACCTTACTGGTTTTTCCGCAGATGGTGCCAAACACACTCTAAAGAAAAAGAATTACTATGGTGATCAATCATCATTCTTTATCGATCATTCTAGGGCGACATTCCAATTCTTTACAGGCACAGAAACTCAAACAGCATCCAGTCTATTGTTAGATGATGGAGTAGATGGTTGGACGAGAGATCATAGGCTACAAGGTGTAGCATACGTGGCCGCGAAATATGAATGGGTCAAAGCAGAATTCAAAACAGGCACAGCCGAAGATGCTGGAGAACAAACACTATACAATCCGTGGCAGGGCATACCAACCATACAAGTAGAGATCAAAGGTAAAAAAGTTTTACCAGCGGGCACTGATCCAGCACAACCATATGGGTCAGCAGGATTTGTAGATACATCAAATGTCACACACACTTCAACATATGAAGCCACAAGAGGGTCATTTGTGTATTCAACTAACCCAGCAGATTGTTTGTTAGACTATCTTAGAAACACAAGATATGGCAAAGGCCTAAATGACAACAGAATATCATTTGATAAGTTTTATACTTCTGCCAGATTGTGTAATACACCAAAAGATTATGGTTGATCATTAGGATCAGCAGATCATTTTGCTTGTAGTGTTGTGATCAACACAGAAGAATCAATATTCAACAACACCAAAAAACTATTACAAACTTGTAGAGGCTTTTTACCATACGTAAATGGCAAATATGAATTAAAAATTGAAACACAAGACTCATCCCCAGAGACCTTGTTTGAAATAACAGATGATGCCATCATTGGACAGATCAGTGTAAATTCACCAGACAAGAATGCACTATACAATGAAGCAAGGGTCACATTCCCCAACAAACAAAAAGATTATGAACCGGATGTGGCAGTGTATTCAGCAGATGGTGAAAATTCAACACCTAATTATTTGGCAACAGATGGTGAAAAACTAATGATACAGATTGGATCATCAGGCATAATAGAAAAAGAAAGAGCAGTACACTATGCCAAGTATCTAGTGGATAGATCAAGACAACAAATGCAGGTGTCATTGAGAATAACATCAGAAGGTCAGAATTTAGTAGCAGGTGAATTGGTCACAATAACACACGCATACAAAAGCACACTAACAGGTGTAGATCTAGATGACTATATGTTTAAAGCACCAACCAATGCTGAATATATAACATACACCAAACCCAAAAAGATTTGGCGTATTACCACAACAAGATTAAACTATGATGGCACGGTGGATCTAACACTCATCGAACACCAAAACAACATATACACAATCACATCGCAACAGGAAGATGTGGATTTAGGGTCAGTGCTGAGAGTTAGAAAACAACCATTTGCGCCGTGGAAGAAAATTTGGCCATTCCCAATATTGGGTAAACCTGTGTTACCACCACCAACACCAATACCACCATCAGAGGGACCGGTCCAAGTGTCAGTGGGAACAAACTCAAATGGATCATTTATATCATTTAAAACAGATGAAGATGACCTAGGTTTTATCACACATATACACTATGATCTAACATTGAATGGAGTTTCATCACAGGGCCTACGTAGGAGAGCAGGATCAAAGTTTACTGACGCATACTATCAAATAAACAATGTAGCAATCAAACCCGGAGACCAAATTAAATACGTGGT